ATCTTGATACGTTCTAAACCTTCAGCTCTGAATGCAGCAGTGAAGCCTTTGCTGAAGAGGTCTGTTAGTCCTTTCAGCTTATCTCCAAGGCCGTCAAAGATACTCTTGAACTGGTTGTCCATGTCAGTGAGTGCGACTTCTGGCAAGATGTCTTTAAAAGGTCCGCTTCCGCCTTTACCTTTCTTACCTTTGCCTTTACCACCGCCGCCACCAGAACCGCCAGAGCCTCCGTCATCAGAATCATCTTTCTTGTTCAAAATCGTGATTTCGTCAAATCCGGCTAGACCAAGCAATTCTTTGACTGCTTTCTTGGCATTTTTGGCAGAATCTCCGAGATTATCAGCTAGACCACCAGATGCATCGTCTGCGTCGTCCATGGCATCAGCGAGGTCGCCTGCACCTCCTGCTGCATCTTGTAAGGCTCCGTTCATATCTCCGACTACACCAGCTACACCGTCTTTGACAGTCGCTTTCTTGTTGAACATGAGAGCGATAAACTCAGCGAGTTTAGCAGTCACGTTCTTCAAGACCATAGCGAACGAGTTCAAGACTGGCATGATAGCGTTGATAATCGGCAAGAAGGCATTACCTACATTCAAGGCAGCATCCTTCAATAGCGATTTAAACAAGCTAATACGCCCATTGACCGACTGTGACAGGGTCGTGCCATACTTAGCAGTCGCTTGCTCCAGGATAGCCATGAGACGGATTTGTTGCTGGGTCTGATAGTCAAGTTGGTCCCAACTTTGACCGTTTGCAAAACGTTTGAACGCTTCAGTCGATTGGATCATGGCCACATTGACGTTGATTCCTAAATCTTCAATTGCTTCCGTGTTACCTAGCAAACCTGAACGAATACGCTCCATAACGTCTGTAATGCTACGACTTGAGCCCTCTGCGACTACTGCAGATGTCTGCAACATCTTAGCAGTGTATGCGCTCAGCTTGTTTGAGTCTTTGATAAAGCCAGAAAATAGGTTTGAATACACCGCCCCATATTTTGTCGCTTCGCCGACACCCATATTCATAGCATTTGCATTGCCATTTACCCATTTTAAGAATGTCTGTGAGCTCTCGCCCATTTGACGCTTGATTTGGTTAATTGATGCTGTGACTTCAAGAGCCATCTGCGTAGAGTACATGCCGACATCCAATAATTTCTTACCGAGATACGCAAAGCCTGCGAATTTGGCTAATTTGCCAAACACGCCTAGCATTGAACCAGACTGTGCCTTGATTTTGTCGGTTGATGACTGTACTTTGTTAGAGGCATCTTTAACCTTGTTCTCGACTTCTTTCATCTTGCTTTTGAAAGGTGCGATTTCAGCATCGATCATTACCTTGAGCTCGTCAAGTGTAACTCCCATCTATTCTCCTTTCTGTCTCATTTTTCGATTGTGACTCTCAGCAAACATGCGCATGCGTTCCTGGTGCAATTTCAACTCTTGGGCCAATCGTGCTTGCTCGACCTGTTCTCGCTCTTTCTCAAAAAGTTCAGGAGCATAATCCCATACTTCAAGCGGTTTGGCATCTTTTGAAAGCAACAAGGATACATTATTTGCTATCATCTGTGAAAGTCTGTAAGAATCAATGATTTTTTCTTTTTGCTTTTGGATTGTGACACGATTATAGCTTTCAATCATTTCTCTGATTTCAAGCACCGTTACATCCCAAAA